ATTGCGAATCAAACGTAATCAAGTATGTCTGTAGGTGGCAACACAAACACCCAACTAAACAAGGACAGATAGAGGACTTGAAGAAAGCTAAACAATACTTAGACATATTAATTAACAAAGCAGAGAGAGGATAAAATGAGTACAACAAAAAAGATTTATTTAGAAGATTCATTTGTAGATTGGTTTTTTGAACAAGATATTAAAGATAGAACTATAGATTTACATATCAACCACAGAAATTCAGCAATAGAAAATCTAGGAAGTTGGTTGCCAATATCTTACATAACTAATTGGGAAGAAATAAAACCTCTATTAAACGAAGTAGATGATGAGGAACACAGAAAGTTAGGAGATTATTTTGAAGATAAAATGGAGATAGATTGGCGTGGTGGACTTCAAAGCACTTTCGGTAAATACACTTTTGAATTAGATTATGAATCGGATAAGGATAAGTAAATGGATATAGTAACCATAGATTTTGAAACCTATTATGATAGGGACTACTCTCTATCTAAAATGACTACTGAATCTTATATAAGAGACAAAAGGTTTCAGGTCATAGGCGTAGCAGTCAAAGTAAACAACAACAAAACTGAATGGTATAGTGGAGATGATGTCGGTAGTTTTCTCGACTCACTCATGCTATCAGACAAGTATCTACTAGCACACCATTCGGCTTTCGATGGTGCCATACTATCGTGGCACTATAATATAAAGCCTAAGTTTTGGTTTGACACTATGTCTATGGCTAGACCCAAGCACAGTATGACAATAGGTTGTTCATTGAATGCACTGTCATCTTGTTACAAGATAGGACAGAAAGGAACTGAAGTACTTAATGCACTAGGTAAAAGGTTGGAAGACTTTACTTCGGAGGAACTGAAGTCTTATGCTGGCTACTGTATTAACGATGTTGAGCTTACATATAAACTGTTTAAGGTTTTAGCTAAAGGGTTTCCACAATCAGAGCTCAAGGTTATAGACCAAACAATTAGAATGTATACTGAGCCTGAGCTTGAGATAGATGAGGCACTACTCACGGATCACCTATCGATGATAACAGCAAACAAACAGAAACTTGTTGACACGTTAACGACTAAGACTTCTGGATCGCAGGTCAAAAAGGTTTTGATGTCTAATAATATGTTCGCCGAAATTTTGAAAAAAGTTGGGGTCGCACCACCGACGAAAGTATCTATAAGAACAGGCGAGAAAACTTTTGCCTTTGCCAAGACCGACAAACAATTTACATCTTTAATGGAACACCCCAAGCCAATCGTACAACAACTCGTATCAGCAAGGCTAGGTGTTAAGTCAACTATAGAAGAGACAAGAACAGAGAACTTAATTAATGTAAAGCAAAGAGGTAAGTTACCTATCATGCTTAATTATTATGGAGCACACACAGGTAGGTTTAGTGGTGGAGATAAACTTAACTTACAGAACTTGCCTAGGAATGGAGTCATACGCAAAGCATTGACAGTACCACAGGATAAAATGTTAATAGCATGCGACTCATCACAGATTGAGGCACGCATGGTTGCATATATAAGTGGGCAAAAAGATTTGGTCGAGGCTTTCAGACAAGGTAGAGATGTATATAGTGAGTTTGCCAGTGAAGTATATGGTAGAAAAGTAACTAAGAAAGACAAGCTTGAGAGGTTTGTAGGTAAGACATGCATACTAGGACTAGGTTATGGTATGGGTGCAGAGAAGTTTAGAAATACCTTAGCTCTAGGGCAAGGTGGTATGTCAGTAGACATTGACATCAATGAGGCACAAAGAATTGTTAACTTATATAGACAGAAAAACCACAGGATAGTTTCCTTTTGGAGTGTATGTGACTATGCACTGAGAGGAATACTTCATGGTAGAGAAGACTCTATATGTGATGACATGTTGGAGTATGATTCCAAAGGGATTGTATTACCAAACAATCTTCGTATCAGATACCCTATGTTACGAAGAAGTAGAGATGGGTTTGAGTACATATCCAACGCAAGGACTTACAGGAAGTTAAAGACTACAGGTAAGATCGAGGACAAGGAGTGGACTAAAATCTATGGGGGAAAAGTAACAGAGAATATCGTACAGGCTTTAGCTAGGATAGTTATATCAGAGCAAATGGTTGAGTTAGGTAAACAGTACAGAGTTTTATTTCAGGTACATGATGAGCTAATTTTACTGGTTGATGCTAAAAAGGTATCGCAAGTACGAGAACATGTTGAGACAACAATGTCGACACCACCTATATGGGCAGGGGACTTACCCGTCGCATGTGAAAGTGGTATTGGCTACAACTACGGAGACGCAAAATGACAGACATAATAGGAACAGATGGTAAAGAAATAAAATCAGAGAGTGAACTTAGGAAAGAACAGGTACTCAAAGTACTTAAAGAAACAATGGACGTAGCAAAAACTAGTGATGATGTCACTCAAGTATTTGTACTTGTCAAGGTAGGCAAGACATACATAAGACATTCCACTCATGTAGATGATACAGTTAGTGAGCTAGGTAGGATAGACTTACTGAAACATGATATACTTATGAGAGCAAACTCAAAATGACCGAACAACTATCACATAGTTATTCATCTATTAAGATGTACGAACAATGCCCAAAGAGGTACCTACATCAGCGTATAAACAAAGAGGTTGAAGATAAAGGTAGTGACGCTACTATCTATGGCGAGAGAGTACACAAACAATTAGAAGACAGACTAAAGATTGGTACGCAGCTACCTGAAGAGTCGGTCAAACACGAACAAGTTTGCACAACAATCGAATCACTTACTAAAAATTCAGAGTTATACCTCGAGCAGAAGCTGTGCTTAAATGCAAACCTTACACCAACAGGTTGGTACGACAACGACGCATGGCTCAGATCCATCCTTGATGTGTTAGTTATAAAAGATAAGGTAGCTATAGTTATGGATTGGAAGACAGGTAAAAGGAGACCTGACTTTACACAACTAGAACTGTTTGCCCTTCAGGTTTTTGTACACTACCCACAGATAGAAGAAGTGAAGACCAGTTTCATATGGTTAAAGGAGGGCAAGACAGACTCAGAAACATTTAGATTGGTAGACACCAAGCTTATGTGGGGGGAGTTACTATCAAGGATAGAGAGAATCAACCAGTCATATAAGTCCAACAACTTTCCAGCAAGACCTAGTGGTTTATGTAGGTATTGCCCAGCAAATAAAATATGCGAGTATGCTAGAACTTAATACTTGACATATATGTAAATCTATATAATATGGCTAATACACCTGAGGGTAAAATTAAAAAGAAACTTGACACCATGTTAAAGTCTTTAGATGTGTGGTTTTATAGTCCACAATCAGGCATATATGGTAAGTCAGGGATACCTGATCGAATCGCTGTAGCAAATGGTAGATTCATAGGTATTGAATGTAAAGCAGATAGAACTAGGAAACCTACAGCTTTACAGATTAGGTGTATGGAAGATATTGAAAGAGCTAATGGTAAATGTTTTGTAGTTTATGATGACGATACCATTAATGAAGTGAAAGATTATATAGAGAGTATTGAATATGATAGTAGTAAAACAAGCGAAGGCACTAGCACTAAACCCTGAGCACCCAAATCAAATACTACACACAGTACCAGAGTCCAGGAGACTAAAGCATAACAACCGAGAACTTGTTGTCACACCTCATACCGTTAAGTCGGTTCAAATTTTGAAGAAGGTAGGTATCAGGGCACCAAGTCCTATCTTATATTACTACGATTGGGTTGGAGACTTTACACCATACCACCATCAGAAAATGACATCAGCATTTTTAACTATACATGACAAGGCGTTGGTGCTTAATGAAATTGGAACAGGTAAAACTCAATCAGCTTTATGGGCATGTGACTACCTGATGAACATAGGTGAGATTCGTAAGGTTTTAGTTATATCACCACTGTCTACTCTTGAAAGGGTATGGGGTGATAGTATATTTAAAAGCTTTCCACATAGACAAGCAGTTACTTTACATGGTACTAGTGCTAGAAGAAAGCAGTTACTTAAAACAGACGCAGATTTTTATATCATAAATCATGATGGCTTTCCTATTATAACGGAAGAGTCTATGGGTATGTTTGATTTAATCATAGTTGATGAGGCGGCTGTCTTACGTAACCCATCTACCAACAGGTTTAAGATACTTCGTAAATATATAGCTAAGCATGACAAGATTAAACTTTGGTTAATGACTGGTACACCTACACCTAATGACCCAACAGACGCATGGGCTTTAGCTAGACTTGTTGATAGTCCGTATAATTCTAAAACTTATACAGCTTTTAAAGAGTCAGTGATGATGAAGATAAGTC